CTACGCGCTCGTCATCGAGCGTCGCATCTGGTGGGGCTGGTGCCTGACCGCATCACTGACCGGCGTGCCTTTTCTCGCCTACTCAACGCTCGGACCTCAACCGCTGCCCGCCTTTACCGTCCTCGCTTGCGTGTGGATGGTCGTGCACCTTCGCAACGCCTACCTCTGGAAGCGTGAGTCGTGACCTGCATCGTCGGCCTCGAGCATGACGGCACCGTCACCATCGGCGGCGATGCCGCTGCAGTCGAAGACACACGCATCACTAGATACACCGAGCCGAAGGTCTTCACCGTCGGCGAGTATCTGATCGGCTACTGCGACTCATTCCGCATGGGCCAGCTGCTGCAATACCGACTCAAGGTGCCCAAGCAAATCACCGATGACGACATGACGCACCTCTGCACCGTCTGTGTCGACGCCTGCCGCAAGCTCTTCCACCAGGGAGGCTTCGCCAAGAGCAGCGACAACGAAGACAGCGGGGGAGTGTTCCTGGTCGGCTACCGGGGCGCTCTCTACTGCGTCGACGAGGATTACCACGTCGGCCGCTCAGCGCTTGGCTACGAAGCCATCGGCTGCGGCGATCACTTCGCCCTCGGTTCGCTGGCCTCGACCAGCGGCGACCCCGAAGCTCGAGTGCAGATGGCTCTCTATTCAGCAGCTCTGCATTCCACGTCGGTCTGCGAACCCTTCACCGTTCTCACCCAATCAACACAGGAGCCATGACCATGTTCACCGCAACCTTCTGGAAGTCAGCCGCCGAGCGCGCGATCAAGACAGTCGCCCAGGCGCTCATCGCCGTGCTGGCTGCGACCACCTTCGATTGGTTCACCGCCGACTGGCAAGCCATCGCCGGCACCGCCGCCACCGCTGGCGTGCTCAGTCTTCTGAGCTCGATCGCTTCGGCTGGCATCGGCGACAAGGGCAGCACCTCGCTGCTCACGCTGCCAGTGAACGCCACCATCCCTCCAGGCTCAGAGATTCTCTGAGCAAGATCCCCGGCTCGATCACGCCGTCCCCTGCTGCGGCGAATGGAAGCGATCAGACCTTCAAGGGCTGAGCCCGCAACACCTAACTGAGCCGGTCTGCGAAGATCCCCCGCTAGTGCCAATAGGCCACGGCGGGGGATCTTCTGCGTTGTGGCGCAACTACCGGCGACGATCTTGGCAGGCGCTCTACGGGCCAGATAGGGGGCTATCAGGGGCACTCTGAGAGGGTCCTTGACTATCTGGGGCATCGGGCTTACCTTGTCACACCCATGAGGCACAACCCGAGCAAGTCAGGTATCATTCACCGCCACATCACGACCCCAAAGCGTGCGGCATGACCATCGTTCGCTGTCCCAAGTGCGGACTCGTCGCTGCCTTCGGCACTGCCGAGCAACGTCTGAACGAGATCCAACGCCACCGCTGCGCACAACTGACTCATCCAACACACGCGTGGAGCGCGTCAACGCCGGACGGTGCAGCGTGAAGCGCTCGACGCTGAAACAGACGCTGCAGTTCAGCGCACTCGTCGTCGGCTTTGCGTTGCTGCCGGCACCAGTCGAAGCGATAGCGCAGTCTGATCTTCTCGGCCCGATGATCGCCCTAGTTGCATTGTGTGCAGCAGCTGCGGTCGGCATCTTCGCATGGCCGGTCAAGCGATGAAGTCCGACTGGCTCGCAATGGGCGCAGTCTTCTGCATCGTCTTTATGGTGATGCTGTGGGTCTGGCTGATCAGTGGCGGCGTGCTGTGACTAACCCACAGAAACGCAAAGGCTCAGACGCTGAGCGTGCCGTCGTCGACTACCTCGCAACTCTTGGCGTGCGCGCGCAACGCATCCCTGCCGGCGCAACTGACGACCGTGGCGATCTGTTCGTGCCGATCATCGAATGGCCGAGCATCGACGTGAAGAACTACTCGAGCTACGCCGGCCAACTGTCGCACTGGATTGATCGAGCAAACGACCAGGCAGCAAACGGCGGTCGCCGGTTCGGCGTCGTGTGGTTCAAACGCACACGCAAAACAAACCCCGCTGACTGGTACGTCGCCATGACCGGCGAAGCTTTCACCACCCTCATGGCCATGATCGGAGACAAGTAATGAATCAGACACGCCTAGACAACCTTTGCGACCGACTTGACGCTGCCGTCTTCGACGACGTGGTCGATCGAGAACTGTTCATTCACGCGAAGGAAGCGCTGCAAGGTTGCGCGTTTGAAATCGCCAACCTGCAGCAAGTGATCAGTCACCAGATCGACGAAAACGTGCAGCTGCGCGCAAGTGGTCCGACGTGAGCCACTGGTCTGATCGAGCAGCGTGCAAGGGACTCACTGACGTGATGTTTCCGGTGCGTGGCGACTGGCAAGGCGTGGAACGTGCGAAAGCAATCTGCGCGACCTGTCCAGTGATCGACAGCTGCCTTGAGTGGATCAGTCGCAACCCTGAGCGCTACGGCATCTGGGCGGGCATCGCTGGCAAAGAGATCACTGAAGAGCGCAAGCGTCGGGAAATCATCCCGAACAAAGCCAAGCACGGCACACGCGGCAAATACATCGCCGGCTGCCGATGCGAGCACTGCACCGAAGCGAACGCTGATTACAAGCGCAAGACGCGCAACACCTTCGCCGCTTTCTAAACACTCACAAAGGACACGGGCATGACTGAACTCAGCGAACTCACACAACAGACAACTCGACGTGACCGTTGGGGCCGCTACCTGGTGCTGCCTGCCGGCGGCGACAAACCAATCGGGTACACCCGGGCGACGACGGTGGCCAAAGGAATCGAAGACTCCGGCGGTCTGCTCGGCTGGGGCAAACGCATGGTTGCCATCGGTCTCGCTCAACGACCCGACCTCGTCGCCCTGGTCTCAACGACACCCGACACCGACAAGAAGACGCTCGACGACATCTGCGAAAGAGCTGCCGAGCAAGGTGGCGCAACTGTTCGCCGAGACCTCGGCACTGCAGTCCACGGAATGCTTGAGCGGTCCTTCATTGATCCAACCTTTGTCGCGCCGGACCCCTACGGCAGCGACATCAAAGCCGTCCACGACGCGCTAGCAGCCGCCCGCCTGCGCGTCGTGGACGGCTACTCCGAACGCATGATCGTCAACGATCGCCACCAAATCGCCGGCACCTTCGATCTCCTTGTCGAAGACGAAACCGGCCAGCGCTTCGTCGCCGATTACAAGACCGGCTCATCGCTGCTCGGAGCACTGGCGTTCGCCATCCAGTTGTCGATCTACGCGCAAGCCGACGCTCTCTACAACCAAGGGCCAGCGAAGGACGGCAGCGAAGACACCCGTGAGCCGATGCCAGAAGTGTCGAAGATTTACGGCGTCATCATCCACGTCCAACCAGGAAGCGGCCACTGCGACCTGCACTGGATCGACCTCACCATCGGTGCCGAAGCGCTCGAGCTCGCCATCGCAGTGCGACAGATGCGTAAAGCGAAGCCACTATCACCGATCGTCATCACACCAGAGATGGAAGCGTTCGCCCTCACCGAAAAACACTTCCCCGGCACCACACACCTTGAGTACGTCGACGACAAATGGCGCGCGCAAACCGGCATTCGCATCCTCGCCATTGTCGACATCGGAGCAGCCGACGCTCTCATCCAAATCTGGCCGAGCGAAATCCCCACACTGAAAAGCCAAGAGCAACTCACACTCGCGCAAGGCGAAGAGATCATTCGAGCGATCGCTGCAATAGAGAAGCAATACGGCATCCCGTTCCCCGAAGATCACACACCAATCGCACCGAAACGACAGAGCGACATAGCGACCCGCAAACCCGCAGGCATCGAAGGCGACGACGTCGACGAAGAACGCATTGCCGTCGTGCAACGCAACGCTCAACTCCTGCTCGATACCGAATGGGAATGGGTCGGCAACATCTCAAAACAAGCAGCAGCTTCTAACCGAGGCATCCGCCTAGGCGGCCTTGGCGGCAAACCAAGCGAACGCCGCTACTACATCGCCGTCGCCCTAGTGACACTCGCGCCGTACAACGACGACGAGCTCACACGAAGCCTGATCTCACACGCCACAGAGGAACCAGTCGACATCGTCGCAAACCTCGGCGAACAGATCGGTGCCATGAACGTCGAGGAAGCAAAACGCTTCGCTCAACTCGCCAAAGCAGTAGACGACCTGACCCTCACGATCGCATACAGCGACGACGGCTCAGTCCTACTCAACGGCGACATCAACGCTGCCCTGGCTGCGTAACCCACATCACCCAACACGAAAGCAGGAACCATGAGCCTCACATTCAGTTCACCCAAAAGCGGCGGCGGCGACCGACTCAACCTTGCCGACGTCAACGGACACGTCGTCCTGATCTACGTCAAAGCCTTTGAGCCAGAGATCACCACAAGCATGGGAACAGCATCAGCAGTGCGACTTGACGTCGTCGACCTCGACACTGGCGACCATTACCTTGACGTGTTGTGGTTTGCGAAGGTCATCGTCTCAAAGCTGCGCGACCTCGCTGGACAAGCACCCGTACTTGCTCAAATCACCCAAGGCACAGCGAAGCCAGGGCAGAGCGCACCGTGGGAACTCACCGACGCTTCAGTGTCTGAGAAAGCGACAGCAGCAGCAGCTGCATGGCTTGCGGCGAACCCCGGCATCGTCGGTTTGAAACTCAGCGCACCTGCAGGTTCCTCGACGATGCGAGCGTCGGACCTGTTTTAGTTCGGGCACATCGAGCAGCCACCGCCCTACGACTGGCTGCCGTGCGCCGTATGGGTCGGCGCGTCTGGAAGAGCCGCGCCGACCCCACATTCACACCTGCCAACCACAGCTGCAGGGCATCGAGTCTGACCCTCCTCGGCGACTCGATGCCCTGCGACCTCTCAAGGGGACGACGTGCAAGAACCGCACCTCAACATCATTCAGGACCGCCTCGGCAACTACTTCGTCGAAGTAGCCCAGGGCGCAGAGCGCATCACCATCACTCCGCCGCTGTGGTCGACGAGTGAAGCCACCGAAGCGCTCAGGCGCATTGCATCAGTCACCGGCCTACGCACTGGACGCATGGCCTAATGCACCACGGCCCCGACCCCTACACGCGCATGCTCGAGCGCATGGACGAAATGCTTGCTGCGGACAAGGACCGCAACGAACGCAAGCTCATCGAGACCATCGCCGACCTCGCACGCATCGGGCGAACCGGGCAACGACTCGCCGACCACCTCGCACGCATCGCTGCCAACGATCCCACGCAGCGTGAAGCGATCAACGACCTGCTGAGCGCATGGCGACACGCACTCAGCCACTGAGCAACAACTGGCGCTGCCCGATCTGTGCAGACGCCTACTCGACACCCCGACCAGTGCTCGGCGTGCTTTGCGCACCTTGCACCAGAAAGAACCGAGGAATAGCACGATGGATGAAGCCCGAATTGACCACCGAAGAACCGCCGCAGGATGCGTCGCTGTGATCGCCCTACTCGGCGCAGCCTTCGCGCTCGGACGATGCAGCGCACCAGCAGAAGCGCAACAGACGCCACCGCTCACCCTCGATGCAGCGACAGCTGCTGGCTACGACTTCCACACCGCTGCCAGCAAAGCCCTCGCCGACCTCGACGCCTACCTGGTCTCGATCACGACGACGACGACAGCAGCTGCGCCACGAACGGCACCGAACTACGACGTAGGCGACGGCAGCCGCTGGGATCAGCTTGCACAGTGTGAGACAGGCGGCAACTGGGCAGCGAACACCGGCAACGGCTTCGGCGGCGGTCTGCAATTCATGCACCAGCGCAGCTACTCGACGTGGCTGTCATTCGGCGGGGGAGAGTTCGCACCTCACCCGTGGGACGCAAGCCGAGAACAACAGATCGACATCGCCGAGCGAGTCCTGGCTAGTTCCGGCTGGCGCGCTTGGCCTGGCTGCGCGCGCAAGAACGGCTGGCTGTGATGAACGCCGACGAGACCAAGCGCTGCGCGAAGTGCTGGCGCTATCTGCCGCTCACTGACTTCGGCCACGACGGTCGCACACGCGACCACCTGACCTACCGCTGCAACGCATGCCGAGCAGTAGTTGAGACACACACCAGCACCATCGACCACCACGGGGACATCTAATGCCATCGATCAAGATCAGCAAGACCGCACTGCCTGACCCGCCCGAGAAGATCGTGCTCTACACAAACGACGGCGGGCCGCTCGGCATTTTGCGCTTCACCTACAAGAACGGCATCACCAGCGTGCTCGAGTACGCACCAGGGCAAGAACCGCACCGCACCTACCCGCTCCGATCAAAGCACCGTCAGCGATGAGCTACAGACCTCACGGCTCACACCGCCGCTATGCGACTGACAAGTGTCGGTGCGAACCATGTCGGCGCGCTTACAGCGAATACAAGCGGGCCAACCGGCTCGGCAATCTCGGCCCGACGACGCACTTTCTGCGCTGGCCACTGCAGCCGCTATTCGATGCAGCAGGGACTACCGAGTACCTCGAGCTCGCAGTGCGCACTGGCTTTCCAGCACGAACGATTCACCGCTGGGCCCACACAGGACTTCGAGACATTCAAGCAGACCGAGCAGCCGTAGCACTTGGGAAACACCCCTCAAACATCTGGCCGAACTGGTTCGAGCCCTTGATTCAGGAGCAGGCAGCATGAATTACGAAACGACCCAACGGGCTATCGACGGGCTGAAGCTGCAGCGCTTCTGGCCACACGTCGACGACATCGTGATTGACGCCGGCAGAGCTCTTGACGTCATCGAAGAATTGTTGACCAACATCATTGAACTTGAGCAACGCAATCAAGCGCTTGAGATGACGCTTGACAGAATCACCGAGAAAGAAAACTGGGAGATACTCATCGACATGCAGCGCGACCAACTCAAGGTGCGCAAAGCATTCAAGAAAGTCATCAAGCAACTCGACGATCTTGTCAAGGACTCGGCGTGACAGCCCTCAACATCTCCGACTGGCTCAGCCACCTCTACTCACACACAGACCAAGGCTGGCTCACCCTCTTCTCAGTCGACCGATACACCGGCGAAAAGATCACCGCCTGGCATCGCATCATCGACCATCAGTGGGCAGCAGACGAAGCCACCACACTCGCCGAAAACGGCTGCGTCTGGTTCGGCGTCGCACCTCGAGAACGCAAACTGCCGAACGGTAAGCGTGGGGGAGCGTCTGATTGTCTAACCCTGCCGGCCATGTGGGTCGACATCGACATCGCCTCACCAGTCCACGCAGCCGACGATCTACCCACCACGGTCGACGAAGCGATGCAGCTGTGCGACTCGTTCCCACTACCGCCGACAGCGGTCATCAACTCAGGTCACGGCCTGCAGGCATGGTGGATGCTCGACGAACCCGCACAGATCGACGACGACACCCTCAAACTGCTCGCCGATTGGGGAGCGACATGGGCAGAACTCGGACGACGACACGGCTGGCACGTCGACAACGTCTTCGACGCTGCGCGCGTCATGCGCCTACCAGGCACCTACAACCGCAAAGCCGAACCCGTCCCCGTCACCATCATCGACAGCGACTGGACACGCACCTACGGCGTCGACGACCTCGCCGCCAACATGATCGAAGCACCCAAAGCCGACCCACAAACAATGAAGCTGCGCACGGTGCCCTACATCGGACCCGAACGCCCAGGAGACGCCTACAACGCCGTCACCGACCCAGCCACCGTCCTCGAGCATGCCGGCTTCCACTTCGACCACAACGACTCAGAAGGCTCACGTCACTACCGGGCACCACACCGACCAGCAAAAAATGAAACCACCGGAGCCACCGTCTACTCAGACGGCCACACCACCCTCTGGTCTGAAACGTTTGCACGCCAACACGGCATGGACGTCCGCCGCCCCTACGACGCCTACGGCCTCTACTGCCACATCAGCCACAACGGCAACTGGAACGAAGCAACCAAAGCACTGCGCGCGCTCGGCTACGGCTCAGACACAAAACTCACCCCGTACACACCAGCACCCGTCATCTCCCTCGACGAACCACCGCTACCACTCGGAACCACACACCGACACGGGCCACCGTTCCCACTCGAAGTGCTGCCCGACTGGATCGCCAACCAATGCCGAGAGATCGCCTACGCCTTCCAAGTCCCCGAAGATCTGCCAGCCATGCTTGCCCTCGGCTCACTGTCAACGATCCTCGCCGGCCATGTAAAAGTGAACCTCACCGGCTCAGCATGGATTGAACACGTCAACCTGTACCTGGTCTCGGCGCTACTGCCAGGCTCAGGCAAATCGCCAGTGTTCAAGGTCATGACCAAGCCAGTCATCGCCGTTGAGAAAGAGTCGCGAGCAGCTGCAAAGACACTGCTCAACGATTACGAACGAGAGCGGTCAATCAACGAAGACCGCAAGAAACACTTCCGAACCATCGCCGTCAAAGCCGAAGGGGACGATCGAGGCACAGCAATCACCGAAATCATCGCCATCGACGACATGCTCGATCGCCAAGTGCGACCATCAGCCGGGCACCTCGTCTCAGAAGACATCACCCCAGAAGCCCTGGTCGAAGAACTCGCAGCCAACGGCGGACGCATGGCACTGCTCTCATCAGAAGGCGGCGTCTTCGACATGATGGCTGGCCAATACGTCGACAAAGGCAAAGCCACCAACCTTGCCGTCTACCTCCAAGGCTGGTCAGCCGACTCGGTGCGACGCAAACGCACCAAAGGCGAAGCGATCGTCATTGACGAAGCACTGCTCACCGTCTGCGTCACCACTCAACCAGGAGTCGTCGAAGCCCTCGGAGCCAATCGCGAGCTCGTCACCAGAGGCGTGCCAGTTCGCTTCATGTTCTCCGTGCCACCGTCCCTGGTCGGCTACCGAGACCGACGCCGAGTACTCGAGGACATCGACTCCACAATCAACGCCACCTATCAAGAAACGATGACGCAGATCGGACTCGCGGCGCTCTGCACAGAACACACCCTCATGCTGCGCACCACAGCTGCAGCCGGCGACCGCTTCCTCGAATGGGACCAAATCAGAGAAGACCAACAGCGCCCAGGTGGAACCCTCGCAGCGCGCGCCGAATGGGCAGCGAAACTGCGAGCCACCGTCCTGCGCTGCTGCGGCATCCTCCACACAGCCGACCGAACCGAAGGCGACCTCATCGACATCGACGTCGTCGAACGAGCCATCGTCCTCGCCGACTACTGGATGGCCCACGCCGACGTCGTCGAGAAAATGTGGTCAGACGATCAAGTCACAGCGCGCGCCCGAACCCTGGTGCGCTGGTCAATCGACAACAACAAACCCGAGTTCAGCCTTAGAGACGTCACCTCAAAGCGCGGCACCTTCCCAACCGCTGAAGACGCAGTCTCACCTCTGCAGACACTGGTCGACCGTGGATGGGTCACGCCACTGCAAGACGGCCCTGTAGAGGTGATGGGAAGAGGCACACCATCACAACGGTTCAGGCTCCGTGAGGATGCCCAACAGTGGCTGGATTGCCCCGCGCAACCCGCGCAACTACCCGAAACAGGGCAAGTTGCGCGCATTGCGCGGGTTGTGCATGAAAACGAAGTTCAGATCCACCCCCCTTTACCCCACAACCTCCATGCCTCAGAAAACACAAAACCCCACGCGCAACCCGCGCAACCCGCGCAACTTGCCGCCACCGGCACAGACACACCACACCCAGAACGAATCCTCTAGGAGCCCACCAGTGACACGCATCTCAACCAACGACAGCAAACGCCAGATCACCGAGATCATTGCTCGACTCTCAGCGACTCATCAACACATCACGCCATGCATCGCCAACCTGCGAGATGCTCAGCCTGGCTACCCAACCGCGACCGGCGGCGGGGGAGCGCCACGACTCGACGCTGCCGGCAATCCACCAGGACTCGATCGCTACCTCGACCAGCCCGACCCAGCAGCCATTGAACAAGAGCTGCTCGTCAAGACTCTTCGCCGAATGCTCAACGACTCCACGATCGTCCAAGACCTCGTCACTCGATGGGGCGCACCGTCGGACAATCACCACGAAGGTGGCGTCAAGCCACGACGCACCGCCAGCGGCGGCGACTGCGTCGCCTGCTCGACCTACTGCTCAGGCACGCACAACGATCGACTGCGTGCTGGTCTGTGCATGCCTTGCTACAAAGATCGCAGCAGGTCAACGCTTGAGCGTGGCGACTGGATGCTCGAGCGTCGGCGCGCGCTGCTCACACAAACAGACGAAGAGGTTGCGTGAATGGTGACATGGTGACAACGCAGAACCCAACGCACGACCGGCGTGGTTTGCACTGCACCCGATAGGGCGTGTACCCTGTGCGTCAACTAGGCGTCGACCGCACAAGCGGCGACGCCTTTGTCGTACACACTGCGAGTCGACATGACTGATCGCTACATCGG